ATGACGGGGTAACTTGGTACACTACCCCCCCCCTGTCCTATTAGTGCAGTTATCCTTTGCAGTTACTTTTTAAAGAAAGCAGTTATAAGGCTTTTGCGGATTTGCGGAAAACCCAAAAACTCATCGTTTCCGGGCCTTGGCGGTATCTCCGGCATGATTGCTCGGGCATGGAAAGCCTGCTGGATTGGCCATGGAAAACCCAAAAGCAGGTTTCCCACAGCCAAGGGGCCGATGGCCCCCCCTCCGGGTCCACAGCCTTCCCACCCCCTCTGGCTTCGCCTGGAAAGCCAAAAGCAGGCTTTCCACAATCCCGCCTAGGCTTTTTTTGTCACGACGAATTTAAATATTGAAAAGACAAAAGATAAAGAGCAATGCCTGTTAGTGCTCCAAATTTGACTCAGGAGACGTCGGACCCATCCGGGTAGGGCTTAGGGTGGGGAAGGGGCATTCGGGGGCAATGGCGCAAGCCTGGGAAGGCTGCTCGGCATCCCTGGGGATAGCTCGGGGGTGATTTGGCATGCTCATGGAGATCAGGTGTGCCAAATTTGCGTCAGGATCGCATCGCAACCTCCAGACAGACCGAAGCCCCAAGAAGGTCCCTTCCGGGCTTCCTGGGGCATCCTGGGGCATCCTGGGGCATCCTTGGCGCGGCGCGGTGGCAGTCAGGATCGCATCAGCCGGTTGATTTCCCGCTCGTAGGAGGTTTCCCGGTTCCGTATCCACCAGGCAGACGACGCCTGAGCGTGGAACATCGCGGACACCTCCTCCACCAGGGCGAGGCACTGCACGCGGTTTTCCTCGGGCGTCTCCGCCAAAATCCGGGCCTCCATGGGGCCGCGCTGATCCAGGATCGCCAGTCTGATCTGATTGGCCCAATCGATTTGGCCTTGGGTGCCGATCAGTGGGACCAAACCGCGCCTGACAGACTCCAGGCGGGCATCAAGGGTTTTGGCCTCTCGCATTTCGGCTATCCTCGCCTCGTGGCACTCCGCGCAAACCAGGGTGGTCTGGTATGCCTCCTGGGATTCCCGGCCGTCGATCGGGCCGGGAATCTGCACGGTTTCAGTGTGGCCGCACTTCCGGGTAATTTCGTATTTTGCCATTTTGGTATCCTCCGGTATACCGTTTGGGTTTTGAAAGCCTATTTTTTGGTTTCAATATACTCTTCAATTGAGCAAGCCAAATTGCTAAGGGCGCATTCCGCCTTATTTAAAATAGTTCTGATATTTATATCCGCTTCTTGGCCAAGCGGGCATGTGGTCATAGCGTATTTTTCAAGCTTCCCATACAAAAAGCTCAATTCTTTCAACATCGTAATCCTATCTGTTATATCAATTGAACTGGAAACACCCATTGAAAGCTGTTTGAATAATTCGGCCTGTGCTGCATAGTCTTCTTTTATTAGGGTTCCTTCCTTAATTATAATCCCTTCTATTCCCTTTGCTTTTTCGGCATTATTTGGGTCAATTGTTGACCATACTTTCCCGAATTTTCCGAATATAAACCCAAGATTTTTAAGATCGTCTTTCTTGCCGAAGGTGTCCCCGGTAGCGTAAAAGTAGGTGGTTTTTTGCATTTCAGCTCCTTTGATATGCCCTACACCGCCTTAAGCACCCTTCGGGGCGGCGGGTTTTATCGTTTAAAAAACTTGGCAAGAGGATTGCGCACTGCATCAACTTCGGCGGGAGTTTTGCAAATGACCCGGCGGCGATTTTCTATTCCTGGGGTAAGTTGATAGCCTAATTCTTCTACCACTTTATGTAATTCTGGATTTGAAATCGAATTCCAGACCACACACTCTACAGCGGGTTTTCCTTCGCATTGGATTCGGTTGATTTCAAACTTGGGCTCGTTCATTTGAGGCTCCTGTGTGGGTCCGGGTTGTTTCCCGATAACCCAGTATCGGACAAATCTGTCCGATACGCAACAATTTTTTTAAAAAAAGTTTAAACACCTGAAATACAATGATTTCGTCGGAGTGGCTTGGGGAGAGACGACCGACAAGCCCTGGATCGTCCAGGGTTTTTTTGTTAACCTGCATGCGAAAGTCACCAAAAACCCCAGCCGAACGGTATGCCGGGGAATCCCTGGGGGATCGCCTCCAGGGACCTTTTTGTATTTTCCCTGGCGCTTAAACGCTCTGGGAACTACAATTCCGGCATGGATAGCCAACTTTCAGAAAATTTCACCCTCGCGGAATTGACCCGGACTGATGCCGGGCTCCCTAATGCCCCTCCAGCTGGCGCGCTGGATAACCTGGAACGCCTGGCCTGCGATGTGCTGGAGCCGATCAGGGCGCTGTTGGGGGCTCCGCTGATCGTCCACAGTGGTTTCCGATCCCGTGACGTCAACGCGGCAGTCGGTGGCGCTAGGGCATCCGCTCACCTGGAGGGCAGGGCCTGCGATTTCCACCCCGCCAACGAGCAGTTGATACGTTCTGAGTTCGAAAAAATCATGCATTCAGGCATACCATTTGATAGAATCATCCTGGAATATAAACGCAGTCGATATTGGATACACGCAGAAATTGCAAGGCTTGGAGATCCACCCAGAAGGCTTTGTTATATCGCAGTCGAAAACGGAAACGGGATGTCATATCGAGAGGTAAGGCGGTGATTAAGCAGTTTTTACAGACTCCAAGCGGGCGGCTGTCATGGTCCAGGCTTTGCAGCCTGGCCTGCTTGATTTGCGCAATTTCCCTGGCCTGGGGGCGGCGCTCGGAAAGCCTCGTCCAGGCGTTCCTCTGGGCGGCAGTCGGGAGTTATTCCAGCTCAAAAATAGGTGATGCATTTAACTGCAAGAAGGGAGGTTTGCCTTGAAAATGCTTCTGATAGCGTCATTGTCCCTGGCGATAATCGCGGGCGCTTTTTTGCTGGGCTACCAGAAGGGATCGGAAAGGCGGTCCACCCTGGCGAACGAGGCGCTGGAGCGCCTGGACAGGCGCGCGGCAGTCAAGGCGCAAATCGCCAAAGACGCCGATGTCCTGATCAATTACCCAGCCAAAAAGGCCAGGGCGGCAGAGATAAAGACTAAGGAAGTCAAAGATAAGATTCAAAATATCAAGGAACAGATCCAGCAGCACAAGCTTAAAGTGCCGGAAGCTCCGCCATTGCCGGATGACTTTAAGTTGATAGGGCCTGCCCTCATGGAGCTTGTCAACGCTCAAGATGAAGAGATCAAGTCACTTAAGGCCGAAAGAGATCAGCTTTACGTTGCGCGCGATGCCTGGAAAGTTGCCTACGATGCTGAGGTAAACCGCGTTATTGCTCAGGATTTGGCACATCAGGCGATGATGGCGGCGGAAAAAACGAATAGAATAAAAATCGGGTGTATTTCTTTTGGGATTGGTGTTTTGTCCGGGATTATTGGGAAGCGTTGATATGGCCGCTAACAAAAAAAAAGTGGGGCTTAATGAAAGGCAAAAAAGATTTTGTGAAGAATATATAAAAGATCTTAATGGCCCTGCGGCTTATATAAGGGCTGGATACCAAGCAAAAGCTGCTGATGTATGTGCAGCCAAACTGCTAGCAACTACTAATATAAAGGCATATGTTAACGAGTTAAAAGCTCAGCGCAGTAAAAGAACTGCAATTGATGCCGATTATGTATTATACGGTATACAAGACGTGGTTGAAAGATGCAAGCAAGGGAAGCCTGTTTTGGACGAAGACGGCAACCCTACCGGCGAATGGCGTTTCGAGCCAAATGCTTGCCTTACTGGATTTAAGATGCTTGGCCAGCATTTAAAGCTCTTCACTGAGAAGCATGAAATTACAGGGCCAAATGGGAAGGATATTTTTGGCATTGAGCAGCTTGAAAGAATGTTGAAACTCCAGAAAGAGCAAGAATGAGCTTTGATGGCCTAAAGCTCCTCCCGTATGCGGTCGGGCAATGGGCAGGTTATCAGCCTGCTAAACACCACTGGGCATTGGCCAAAAAGCTTGAAGATGTTGCGGATGGTAAGGTCAAAAGGCTCATGATTTTCATGCCACCAAGACATGGAAAATCTATGCTTACAAGTGAGTTTTTCCCGGCGTGGTATCTGGGGAGGCATCCAGATAGGCAAATCATAGCAGCAACCTATGCGCAGGGGCTTGCAGACGATTTTGGGCGTAAAGTGCGAAATCTGGTCAATTCTCCTGCGCACTCGATAATTTTCCCGAAATTCGCGCTTGCGGCAGATAGCCAGGCGGCCACCCGGTTTCATACGACCGATCGAGGCGCTTATTTTGCCGTGGGCGTAGGCGGGCCTATAACGGGGCGTGGCGCTGATTTGCTGCTGATCGATGACCCAACAAAAGGCCGGGAGGACGCGGAAAGCCCAGTCATGCGCCAGCACCTCAAGGACTGGTACCAGTCAGTTGCCAGGACTCGCTTAATGCCTGGAGGTGCAATAGTAGTGATTCAAACCAGGTGGCACCTAGACGATTTATCGGGTTGGCTCCTCCGTGAGCACTCTCACGAAGGCTGGGACGTGCTGTGTCTGCCAGCAATCGCCGAGACAGGAGACCCGCTGGGACGCGCCGAGAGCGAAGCGCTCTGGCCCGCCTGCTACCCTGCCGAAGAGCTGGCCAGGATTCGCCTGGCGGTAGGCTCGCGGGATTGGGCAAGCCTCTACCAACAAAGGCCGACTGCACTTGAGGGATCGATTTTCAAACTCCAGTATTGGCAATACCTAAAATTATGGTCTGATGACGTTGGAACGCTTATAGATTCTCTCAAGATTTTCAAGGTTATCCAAGCATGGGATACCGCTTTTAAGACAAACCAACAAAACGACTATTCCGCGTGCGTGACAATTGGAGTTGCAAAAAATAGGTATTATGTGCTGAATGTTTTTCGTGGGCGTCTTGAATTCCCTGATCTTAAGCGAATGATCCAGATGCATCATGGGAGATGGCATGCACACACAGTATTAAATGAGGATGCAGCTACAGGGCAGAGTCTTTACCAGGAACTCAACAGGGAAACACGTATTCCGTTGGTGGCAGTCAAGGCAGATAGAGATAAGGTTTCACGCGCTAATTCAATCACAGCATCGCATGAGGCTGGATTGATCTATTTGCCCGATAACCAACCTTGGGTGAGTGACTTCATCGACGAAATAAGCGGGTTTCCCAACGGCGCACACGATGACCAGGTTGACGCCTTTGTTTATGCCATGCTTCACGCCATAACTTGCGAAGCACCAAATGAATCAAGCAATCTACTTGAACAGGAATTCCCTGGAATGTTCATGGGAGGTTTTCAACAACACGGATGGATGCGCTAGGTTTTTCAATCTCAAATTCATCGCATAGCTGATGCAAAAACCTGATTGTTGAAACTGACATTTTTGATTCTCCGCTGTCCCATCTGCGAATTGTTGACACGTTAACACCGAATTCACTGCCTAATTCAGCTACCCCGCCAAGCCTTTTTGACAGGGATAACCAGGGTTCAGAAAGCACAGTCGGTCTAGCCATTTACCCCTCCATTGCTTGGATTGTATTATGCAAATTGCGTTAAATTAAATATTTTTTTATGGATTTTACGATTTCTCATTGAATGCTGCTGTTGTCCTTATACAATCGGGGCATGAGGCACTAGCGTGAGTGAAAATACCGATAAATTCCTGGAGAAGGTGAGGGCTCGATGGGCTCTCGCGGTATCGGCACACGCGGACCAATACGAGAGGGCGAAACAGGATTTGCAGTTCTGCGACCCGGCAAAACAATGGCCTGAAAACATCAAAAATCTACGCGGTGAAAAACCCTGCCTGACAATTGATGTGATGACGCCGATCCTCAAGCAGGTAGTCAATGAGCAGCGGCAGAATCGGCCTTCTGTGCGGGTTTCTCCGGTGGATAGCCACTCTGACGTGGAAACCGCTCAAATCCTCCAGGGGATTGTACGTCATATTGAATACGATTCAGACGCCGATGTTGCATATGATCGCGCCTGCGAGTCTCAGGTTCGCTGCGGGTTTGGCTTCATCCGGGTGGCAACACAATATTCTGATCCTATGTCTATGGATCAGGACATTAAAATACTCTCTATTCCCAATCCGTTTATGGTGCATTTGGACCCGTCAAGCACCGAGCCAGACGGCAGTGATGCGCAGTGGGGCTTTATCGCTGAGGATGTGACCAGGGAAAACTACCTGGAGGAATACCCCAGCAGCAAACTCTCTGAGATGTCCGCGTCTGAATGGCAGGGTATCGCAGACGATGTGCCTGACTGGATGTCAGGGGAAAGCGGCCATCCGTGCCGGGTTATGGAATATTTTGAGAAGACTTTCCAGCCTGCAACGCTTTACAGGCTTGAGGATGGAACCACAACGCTTGAATTAAAGCCGGGACAAAAGGCGATTGAGAAGCGGGAAACGCTGATTCCCAAAGTCAAATGGTATAAATTGAATGCCGTTGAGATCCTTGAAGAAACAGTCTGGGAATGTGAATATATCCCTATTATTCCTGTGTATGGTGACGAGCTAATTGTTGACGGAGAAAAGAATTATTTTGGCCTTGTGCACCGGGCAAAAGATGTTCAAAAAATGGTCAATGTCTGGAAAAGTGTTCAGACTGAGATCATTGGTCTGAGCAGTAAAGCGCCATGGATAGCCACTGCTGCTACCGTCAAGGGGTACGAGGATAAATGGGCCGTTGCTAATCAGCGGGATTTTAACTATCTGCCCTGGAATGCCTACGACGAGCACCAAAGGCAATTACCTCCTCCCGTGCGTGACGTCTCCGAACCTCCCATTCAGGCTGTAACTATCGCGCTCGCAGGCTCGATGGAGGACCTCAAAGCCGTCACCGGCATCTATGATCCCAACCTCGGGAAACGCGATAGCGCCAGTCAGTCAGGCGTCGCCATCCGCAATCTACAACACCAGGGCATGACCGGAAATTTCCACTTCCAGGACAATTTGAGCCGGTCAATGCGTCATCTGGGCCGAATCCTGATTCAGCTGATACGCAAATATTACGATGTTTCCCGCGTTATGAGGGTAATCGGCACTGACGACCAAGAAAAAATGGTTTTGATCAATGGCCAGGAAGGCGATGCGGTTCCGGAAGGCCAGGAACGCCACTACGACCTATCGACGGGCCGGTATGACGTGACTGTATCGGTCGGTCCGAGCTATACCAGCAAACGGCAGGAAAACCTGGCAACGCTCCTGGAGCTGTTAAAAGTCATGCCTCCTCAACAGGCTGCAATGGTTTCCGATTTGATCGCAAGCCAACTGGATGCACCGATTGCCGAGGAAGTTTCAAAGCGTCTAAAAATGATGTTGCCGCCTGAGATGCAGGATAAAAAGCCAAATGGGAAATCTGAGATACCTCCTCAGGTAGCACAACAGATGCAGGCATTAACCCAACAACATGAGCAGTTAATAGCAAAAGTGCATGAGCTTACAGACCAGTTATCCGACCAGCAAGCCAAGCTCCAAGCGGATTTTGCAAAAGCGGAACTGGATAGCCAGACTAAAATCAAAATTGCCGAAATGAACCAAGAAACGGAGATGTTAAAGATTCAGGCAAATATTGATGCATCTACTGTTATGCAGGAAATTGCAGAAATCAGGAACCAACAAGACCAAATTGCCAGGGCCTTGATGGACCTGGCGCAATACGCGCCGGAACCCAACCAAGCGCCCATGACTGCCCCTCCTCTACAGGAGGGATTACAAGAAGCCCCTGGGCAACCAGGAGCACCTGAAATGCCCTATGGGCAAATGTCGGCGGCTCCTGCCGCTGGCGAAAATCAACCCATCTCACTCGCTGGCGTCCAAGGCGCTGGTATGGAAGGATTGCAATGATCGACAACATCGAGAGTATGGACGTAGGCATCCAGAACGACGGCGAACCTGTTGCCGTTGAAAGCGCCACTCCCGTCACCCCCCCCGCGGAATCTCTGGCAGATGCCGGGGAACAGGCGGCAGAGGAGCAGGCCGGGACGCCGGACGCCACTGAAGACCATGCCGAGGAATCCCCTGAGGAGCGCAAGCGCAAATCTGGAAGC